GTGCGTTCAGCAAAATTCGAAGATACTATGAAAATCACGGACGAGACCCCTGAATTGAGCTATAGCTTAATTCAACAGGCTGTTTGTGGTGAACCACAGGCAGTAGAAACAATTTTACATATTTATGACCGGTATATCAATTCTATGGTGACGTTTGAAATGACAGACGTGAACGGAAATACAATTCAAAAAATTGATGAAGATATGAAAATACAGATTCAGATGAAACTTATAGAGTCGATACAAACAAAATGGAGGAATTTAATTCAATGATACCAACAGATTTATTTGAATTTGCCTATGTACCAGACTGGTACGGGCAGTTGGACGAACTTGCTGTAATGGCACTGCCGGAATTATGGCGGTTTAAGAAGCCGGCAGCAGCAACCAAAAATACAGACACGCCCATATTGGAGCGATATATCAACATGATCTTCCGCAAGCAGAGCATTGATTACAATACAAACCCAAATATAGCGGCAAAGTTTTTCCATGTAGAAAACGAGTATGCCTGTTTCCATACAGGACTGTACAATCACCGCTACAAAGCAATTTACGGCTGCTTTGAACGCAACAAAAAGCTTGATACCACCTTCAAATGGTATTTCCGAGGCTTTTGTGATGAAGTGTCGCCACGATTGAAATACATCGAACCGCTGCCGGAACGTCCAAGCTATCCGACAATACAAAATGGCATCAACTTTAATCCGGAATGGTCCATCAGAGTGAATGTGGAACATATCCTTGGAGATGCAGAAAATTTAGAGCGTATACCCACAAAAATCCGAAAAGCAAAAAATCTGCCGCTTCTTCTTGAAACAGCGATAGAGCTTGCAAGAAGAAAAGCTGTGATAGAACCCGGACTTGTTGTTCCGCAGGGATATCAGAATAAATTACAGCATTTAATCCCAATCTATCTGACCAACATGAAGAAGCCCGACCTTGCCATGACGCTGTCTGTAATGGACGGATATTATCTCGGCAACACCTGCCTGACGCTTGAAATGGCATATTTGAATGCAAGAGTCATCGCCCGCCCCGTCGCTCCGTGGCTGACTGAACTTGTGAAATAAGAAAAATATAAAATCAGAGAGTCCGACAAGCTGCACGAAGTTTGTAGCTTGTCGGATTTTTATTTTATAAAATCGTTAATATAAGCGTGGATTTGGAGTCTAAAATTTATAAATGTGAAATTTTTGTGAATTTTTCTTATTTAGGAAATGGGCTTTCCTATATAGGTTGTACAATTAAATATAGGAAATATACAACGAAGGGAGGGGAAAAGCTGTGAATGCAGTCGAACGCAGAGAAGAAATCATGCGTATTTTAATTATAAGACGTCATGAAACTATGCAGGTTCTTGCGGCAGAATTCGGCGTTACAGACAGGACAATTCGCAATGATATCACCATTCTCACAGCCAAGTACCCTCTGAAAACAAGTCGTGGTGTTGGCGGCGGAGTTTCGATTCCGGATTCATTTAATCCGTATAAAAACATTTTTTCCACGGAACAAATAAACGTTTTGGAAGAATTACTTCCAAAAGCAAATGAGCATCAGCAAACTGTCATTCAACAAATGCTTGCCGCTTTTGGTGCCGGTACATATCAACACTGCAAAGTATAAGGAGAACCAAAAAATGAAAGAAATCCTAAAAATCCCAATCAAGGCAAACCTATATCAGCACCAGCAAAATGCCTGTAAATTTGCCTGTGAACGATTCGAAATCCTGCCGTCCGAAGTACACAGTAACGGAGTTGCACTGCTCATGGAAATGGGCTGCGGAAAGACCATAACCAGCATTGCCATTGCAGGAATCCTGCATCAATACAGGCATATCAAAAAAATTCTGATTACAGCGCCGCTGTCTATACTCGGCGTGTGGGAACAGGAATTTGCACATTTTGCAGACTTTCCATATCAACTAACAGTTTTGAAAGGAACAAGTTCTCAGAAGAAAGAACAGCTTAAAAAACTGCACGGAAATACTCTGCAAATTGCTGTAGTCAACTATGAATCTGCATGGCGTTTGGAAAAAGAACTGCTCGCTTTCAATGTTGACCTCATCATTGCAGACGAGGCTCATAAGATAAAGGAAAACCGTACTTCCCAGTCCAAGGCAATGCACCATTTGGGAGATAAGGCAAAGTACAAGCTACTACTGACCGGCACGCTTATCACAAACAAAGAAATAGATGTATTTTCCCAGTATCGCTTTTTGAACAGCGATATCTTTGGGACAAGCTTTTATGTATTCCGAAATCGTTACTTTGATATGTGCGGCTACGGCAATCATATTCCTGTTTTCAAAAAGCAGATGATGAACGATTTCTTGCAAAAGCTGCATTCTATCGCCTATCGTGTGACAAAAGCGGAATGCCTTGATTTACCTGAAATTACGGAAGAAATCCGCACCGTAGAGTTAGAACCGAAAGCAATGAAGCTGTATAAACAGCTTGAAAAAGATAGCTTTGCAGAGCTTGCCGGTTCTGAGGTTTCTGCAATGAACGTCCTCACCAAAATGCTCCGCTTATCGCAGATGACAGGCGGTCATCTCACTGATGATGAGGGTGATACAAATTCTGTCAGTACCGCAAAGCTGGATGCACTTTCCGACATTCTCGATACCATACTTGCCGAAGATAAAAAGCTGGTCATCATGGCAAGATTTGTGCCGGAGCTGAACGATATTCAGAAACTTCTTGAAAAGAAAAATATCGGATATGCTTCTGTTCGTGGCGGTATTTCTGACCGTTCTGAAGAAATCAGAAGATTCCAGGAAGAGGCAGGCTGCCGTGTATTTATAGGGCAAATCGCAGCGGCAGGACTTGGAATTACACTGACCGCAGCGTCTACAATGGTGTTCTACAGTTTGGATTATTCAATGTCAAACTTTGAACAGGCAAAGGCAAGAATCCACAGAGTATCGCAGACTGAAAACTGTCTGTATATCTACCTTATAGCAAAGAATACAGTGGATGCAAAAATTCTCCGTTCTCTGCGTGACAAGGTGGATTTAGCAAGAATGCTGGTTGATGATTATCGGAACGGAAGCAATCCGTTTCAGGAAAAGGAGGACTAAAATGGAACTGAATATGTACGAGCTTGCGGAGCAGTTAAAACAGCTTCGTGAGGAGAAAAAGGATGCAGAACAGCGTGTAAAAGACATCAATTCCGAAATTGACAAGACAGAATATGCACTGGTTCAGCTAATGGCAGAAACGGAAACTCAGAACTTTACCCGTGCAGGAACGATGTTTTCGCTGACAACCAAAACCCGTGCGTCCGCTGTAGCAGGACATAAGGGCGAGCTTTTCTCTGCTCTGAAAGAGAACGGCTTCGGTGATCTGGTCTATGAAACTGTCAATGCAAATAGTCTGTCTGCTTTTGTAAAGGAGCAGATATCAGAAAATCAGGATACTGTTCCTGACTGGCTGAACGGTCTTATCAACGTCTATGAGCAGACCTCTGTGTCTGTACGCAAATCTACGAAATGAAAGGAATCAAAACTATGAAAAATGAAATTATGGAAACAAACAACACAGGCTTTCTCGCTTTGCAGGACTTTGATCTTGCCAACGTTATGAGCGAGGAAATGGACGGTCTTTCCGCTACTTTTGAGCGTGTAAAAATACCGTCAGGAGGTGGAATCATGTTTGAGATTCTCGGTGAGAACCCCGATGAGCCGGAAACAGTTAAGGAATTTTCGGCAGTGATCCTCTATCAGCACTCCTTGAATGCCTACTACAAAAGCGAGTATCAAGGCGGCTCTAATCCTCCAGACTGCGGCAGCTATGACGGGCATAACGGCGAGGGTGATCCCGGCGGAAACTGCGATTCCTGCCCTTTGAATCAGTATGGTTCGGGCAAAAACGGCGCTAAAGCCTGCAAGAACCGCCGCCGTCTGTATCTTCTTCGTGAGGGCGAGATTTTCCCTATGATTCTATCTCTGCCCACTGGCTCACTAAAGGCATTTACACGTTATTTAATGCGTGTAATTCCAAAGTATAAAAATTCCAATGCTGTGGTTACTAAATTTGCATTGAAGAAAGCGTCAAGCAACACTGGCATCAATTACAGTCAGGCACAGTTTGCGGTGGAACGTGCCTTGTCGCCGGAAGAATATCAGCTGATCTCTGCCATGACGGAACAGGTCAAGGCACTCAGCAGAAGCGTCGGCTATGAAGCGGAGGACGCAATGAACGTTGACCCCGAAACAGGCGAAGTTATCGAGCCGCTAAACTAAGGAGAATATCATGGAAAATTATAGATGCGTTACTTCTGTGCAGGAAATTCAGGAGTACATAGGCAATGCGGAAGTTGTCGCTTTTGACTATGAAACATCTCCAAACGAGCCTTACCGCATGGAAGAAAAAGCGGCTCTTGACCCGCATAAGAGCCATATTGTAGGGTGCAGTTTTTCCATTAAGGAGCATACAGGGATATACGTCCCTGTTGCTCATAAAATTGGTGAAAACATTGATAATACGTCGTTTTTCAATTTCTTGCGCAGCTTTCTCACAAGCAAAAATCTCATCAAAATCGCTCACAATATCGCCTTTGAATCTGCAGTGTCCTATCATCGTGACATTGTGATTCAGCCTCCTGTTTATGATACGATCTGTGCGGCACAGATGACGCTTAAAAGCAATTATGAATTCCGCAAACTTGCCGACAGCGGTCTGAAAAAACTGGCAGCGGAACTTTGCCATGAACCTCTGCCGACGTTTACAGAAGTTACAAACGGCAGGCATTTTGATGAACTGGATGCGCAGAATTCTGAAACAGTACGTTATGGTTGTGCAGACTCTGACTTTGCACTTCGCCTGTATCATATCATGGGCAACTGGTTTGATCGTTTTCTGCCCAAGCATAGTTACATTGTGGAGCAGATCGAATCTCCTACAGCGGTGTACCTTGGCATTATGAAGCATAACGGTGTGCCTGTTGATGTTGACTTGATGAAGTCCCGTCAGCAGGAAGCGGAACAGCAAATGCAGCGTATCAGAAATGAGATAACTATGCTCATCGGCGACGTTTCAATCGGTGCAAATTGCAGTACAAAAGCGTTTAAAGATTATCTGTATCAGACACTGAAACTTCCTGTTATGAAAGTTACGACATCAAATAAAGAAGCGGCAGATGACGCCTCTATGATCATGCTGAAGGAGTGGTGCGATAGCAATCGTCCCGAACTTTCCCCACTGTTCACGCTGGTACAGGAATATCGAAAATGGGGCAAAATCAAGTCTACATATATTGATGGATATCTGAAATATATCGATGCGGCAACAGGCAGAATTCACCCGGATTTCTTCGCATTATCCACCGAAACAGGTCGTATGAACTGCCGGAATCCGAACATTCAAAATTGTCCTCGTAAAAGTAATGACCCTATCGGTGTCCGTAATTTTATCAAAGCGCCGGAAGATCATCTTATCCTGTCACTTGATTTCTCGCAGATCGAACTGCGTGTCGGAGCATTCTACTGCCGTGACAAAACGATGATGGAGACTTACAAAAACGGCGGTGATATTCATGCGGCAACAACTTCTGTTATCTTCGGCTGCACCTATGAAGAAGCACAGGACAAGCGCCGCAAGGAGTACAAAGAACAGCGTACTATTGCCAAAAATGTGAACTTTGGCACATTCTATGGACTGTTTCCGAAAGGTCTGCAAAGTACGCTGAAATTTAAGGCCGGCGTGGAGAAATCCGTTGATGATTGTTCTGCGATTATCGCAAATCTGAAAGCCGGATACCCTGCACTGACAACTTGGCAGGAGGAAACCAAGCAGGACGCAGCGAGAAAAATGTACACCGAAACTTGGCTCGGTCGCAGACGATATCTTCCCAATATCCGCAGTGATAACTGGGGACTAAAGTCCTTTGCGGAACGATGTGCATTGAATACGCCGATTCAGGGAACGGCTGCGGATATTCTGAAACTTGCAATCGTCCGTGTTTTAGAGGGACTTCCATCACGTCCGTGGCTGAAACCGATATTGCAGATTCACGATGAATTGACGTTTATTATTCCGAAAGGAAAGCTCATTGAATCAGTGCAATTTATCCGTGACTGCATGGAAAAACAGCCGTTTTCAGAGTTTGACTTGCCGCTTGTAGCAGAGGCTTCTGCCGGCGAAACATTCGGAAATTTAGAGGAACTGGAGGGATGAATTTGGCATCGACACATAACTGTGAGGGATATTACTCTCCAACGGAATTTGAAGCGATGAAAAGACTTGAGACTGAGGAACGGAAATCACGGCGTTTAGCCGCCTTTCGCCCTCTGGTATATATATGCTCGCCCTATCGTGGAAACACAAATGAGAACATTGAAAATGCACGGAAATACAGTCGATTTGCGGTCAGAAATCACAGCATTCCCTTTGCGCCGCATCTGCTTTTTCCGCAGTTTATGGACGATACTCTTGGCGAAGAACGTCAAACGGCAATGTTTATGAATTATGTCATGCTGACCAAATGCGTGGAATTATGGGTATTCGGCAGCAACGTTTCTGAGGGTATGGTACAGGAGATAAAGTGGGCAAAACGCAGGCATATGCCGATTCGCTATTTCACGGAAAAAATGGAGGAAGTGGTATGAATATATCAGCACAGGATGTCATAAACGTCATGTTCAATCCCGATGATACAGTGAATCTGCGTGTTTTTGACGACAGAAAAGAGGGAATTTTCACGGGTGCAAAAATGTCAGTGGAAGCAGGAAAGTTCTTTGCTGTGGAATCGACACTGAAAGAACATAACAAGAAAAATCATGGTATCTTTTTTGTGGTGAACTCCGGCGGTCAGACCGATGACAGCATCACTCGTATCAATGCACAGTTTGTGGAGATGGACGACAAGACTTTCGAGGAACAGCAGGCTCTGATAGACGCATTTCCTCTTCCGCCGTCTATGATTATCAGAACGAGAAAATCCCTGCATACATACTGGTTTGTCAAGGACGCAAAAGTGGCGAAGTTCCGCCTGATTCAAAAGGCTCTTGTACAGTATTTCGGCGGCGATCCTGCCTGCGTCAACGAAAGCCGTGTCATGCGTCTGCCGGGATTTTATCACTGCAAGAAAGATCCTGTTCTTGTGGAGTGTGTTTCGTTTCATCCAGAACGGAGATATTTGCAGGAAGATCTGATTGAAGTCCTGAATGTTACGGATAAAACAAATACGTCTACAACAGAAGAAAAATCTGTTGCAGACGGCACTGAAATGGGTTTATCTGCTGCTATCGTGGAAGATTCGTGGCTTTCGAGGTCAAGACCGAAACGGGCAAAACCACGGCTTTGCAGAAGTCGGTTATCAACAAAATACAGAAATGTGGTGGAAAAGCTGCGGTGGTTCGGTCTGTGGAGAATGTGAAAGCAGCGCTGAAGGAGATGGTGGTATGACGGCGAAAGAATACATGAAACAGGCAAAAATTCTTTTGAGAAGAATTGACAGAAAGCAAAAAGAAGCCGATGCTCTTAGACAGAAACTTTCTGTCCCACAATCACCTGATTTTTCAGATATGCCTAAAACCGTATCTCCAGAACCAAATGAAATTGAAATCGGTGTTGCTAAAATCATATCTTTGGAGGAAGAAGTTCATACAGCAGAAAAGGAACTTGAGAAACTTAAAAATGATTTCCAAATGGCTATCTTAACTATAACCGATACGGAATATCGTGATATTCTTACTAAAAGATATCTGGAATTCAAGGACTGGAGTATTGTTGCGGAAGAAATGGGATATAGTGAGCCGTCATGTTACCGTTTGCATCGTGAGGCTTTGTTCCTTATGAAAAGTTGATAGTTCATGATAGTTTATGATAGTTCGTAACACTTGATAATAGTTTACATATGTGATATACTGTAAAGTAGGAAAATAAGATAAAGCGAATCAGCCTTTGCAGGAGAAATCCTGCGGAGGCTGTTTTCATACCCAAAGGAGGAGCATTATGCTTGCAAAGAAAGTTTTGAGAAACGCTATCGGTCTGAACAGCCGTATCAGAGAGCAGATGAACAATGTCCGAGTTCACTATTATATTGATAACACCTGTGCATGGCAGAATCTTCCGCTTACTTTGAGTGGCTGGCACGCCGCTGATGGCAGTGGCAACGGCAACCGCAGAACGATTGCAATTGAGTGTATCATGAGTTCTGCATACAGTGATAGGGATAAAAAGTCAGAGGATAACGCTGCAAAAATGGCGGCAGCTCTGTTGAAAAAGTATAATCTCAACATCGACCATCTCTATACCCACACGCATTGGCTGAATGTCCGTGACGGCAAGTCCGGCAGCGTGGATTATTTGAATACTGCAAGGAATCCGTACAAGATGTGTCCTCTGTATATTCTTCCGCACTGGTCTGCATTCAAATCAAAGGTGCAGTCTTACATGAAATCAGGTACTTCTGTATCGACAAATCCGACGAGAAAGCAGCTTTACCGTGTTCGCAAAAACTGGAGTGACACAAAGTCTCAGATCGGTGCATTTGCCTCTTTGGACAATGCAAAAAAGGCTTGTAAATCGGGATATTCTGTGTTTGATGCGAACGGCAATGTTGTCTATCCTGCAAAGAAATCCATTGATGAGATTGCTCGTGAAGTCATTCGGGGAAATTGGGGCAATGGCACTGATCGCAAAAATAGACTCACAAATGCCGGATATGATTATTCTGCTGTGCAGAAACGTGTGAATGAACTGATGAAATAAACTTTATAGACGGCTGTCGATTTATTTCGGCAGCCGTTTCCATTTGGAGGGACTTATGACAAATTCGCAAAAAGAACAAATCCGCCAGCTTCGTATAAAAGGCTGTAGTTATGCGGTAATTGGAGAAAAACTACATCTTTCCAAAGATACAATCAAGACTTTTTGCCGCAGAAACGATATATCTTCCGGTTCATCAAAAACATCAAAAACCATGTCCGGGCGATGCAGAGAATGCGGATCGAAATTGATTCAGACAGAGAAAAGGAAGCAAAAAGTGTTTTGCAGCCAGTCCTGCCGTGAAAAATGGTGGCATTCCCATCCGGATAAAATCAATCAAAAGGCTGTCTACAATTTTCAGTGTGCAGGTTGCGGAAAGCCATTCACAGCTTACGGCAACAGCCACAGAAAATACTGCTCACACGAATGTTATATCAATGCGCGTTTCAAGGGTGGTGGTCAGCATGAGTGAGCCTGAATTTCAAAGAGAAAAACTGTATAGAGTTGCTCTTTCCATTGCAAAATCTATGCTGAAAAACGCTCTTATTTCCGAGGAAGAATATCGTCAGATCGATACAATTCTGCTTGAAAAATACAAGCCAACTCTGGGTACTTTATTATCGGGAAAACCGTTGACTTAATGAGGATTTCGAGTAATATGTAGTAGTGAAGGGAGCGTGTTTTTATGCGAAAAATCAGCAAAATTGAACCAAGGCTGCCGAGTGTTCCAAAGCGTAAAAAAGTGGCTGCATATGCCAGAGTTTCCATGGAATCAGAAAGGCTGATGCATTCGATTTCCGCTCAGGTCAGCTACTACAGCAGTTTGATCCAGAGTCATCCCGAATGGGAATATGCCGGAGTTTATGCGGATTACGGCATCAGCGGAACTGGAACAGCTAAAAGGTCTGAATTTCAGAGAATGCTCGCAGACTGCGAATCCGGAAAAATCAACATTGTCCTGTGCAAAAGTATTTCAAGGTTTGCAAGGAATACGGTTGACCTGTTGGAAACTGTTCGTCATCTGAAATCCATCGGTGTGGAAGTACGGTTTGAAAAGGAAAATATCAGTTCCATGAGCGGTGACGGTGAGCTGATGCTGTCCATTTTAGCCAGCTTTGCGCAGGAGGAAAGCCGCAGTATTTCTGAAAATTGCAAGTGGGGTATCCGCAAAGGATTTCAGAATGGCGTTGCAAGGTTTTCATTGCTCTATGGATACCGAATTGTAAATGGAAATCTTGTAATCGAGAACAGCGAAGCAGAAATTGTACGCCTGATTTTTCAGCAGTTTTTAGGCGGTGATTCTTGTTACATCATTGCAGTGAAACTCAATGAAATGGGCGTAAAATCTTATTATGGAAAACAATGGTCAGGCGGTGTAATCAGCGGAATCCTACGGCAGGAAAAGTATACGGGAAACTCCCTTATGCAGAAATATTTTGTGGAGGATTGCATCACCCACAAAGAGCAGAAAAATAAAGGCGAGCTGCCGATGTATTATGCTGAAAATACCCATCCTGCGATTATTTCACAGGATACTTTCAATAAAGCACAGCAGGAATTTGCCACAAGATACGGCGTGAAAATCAAAAACGGAACGGCAGAAAAAGCAGGTTTTATGTATCATTACGGAGAATATGAAAAGCCGGATTTTTCTGTTCGCAAAGCCCAGTGGTCTGAGGAGCAGAGAAAGCGTCACAGCGAGATTTATCAGTCCAGAGAAACCATGAAATTCTTGCATCATGATCTATCTTTATTTATTAAGTGCGAGGTCTGTGGACGGAACTTAACGGGACAATATCGTACATTTGCAGACGGTTCAAGGGAGCTTCGATGGGTATGTTTTAAGCATAACAAGGAACTGCATCAGGAGAAAAACTCACTGCCAAGACCGCCTGCGATGCGTGATGATGCACTGAAATCCTTGATTGCAGAAGTTCTGGAAATGGAGCAATTTAACGCTGAGATTATGTGTGAGAATTTGTCGCAAATCACTGCTTATGGCGATATGCTGACGTTTCATTTTCATAATGGACGCAAGGTGCAGAGAAAATATATTCCGCCGAAAAGAGGCTACAGGCGAAAGGAGAAAATCTGATGGCAGGGAAAGTTACAACAATTCCGGCAACTGTGAACAGATTCAGTTTCACACCAATGGCGGAGGTCAGAAAACGCAAGGTTGCCGCCTATGCAAGAGTCTCAACCGATCATGAGGAACAGCAGTCCAGCTATGAAGCACAAGCAGATTATTACACCAGTTACATAAAGAGCCGTGAGGACTGGGAGTTTATTGGTCTGTACGCGGATGAAGGCATTACCGGCTGCAACACCAAAAAGCGTGATGGCTTTAAGCGAATGGTAGCGGACGCTCTTTCGGGACGTATCGATTTGATCGTTACTAAGAGCGTGAGCCGCTTCGCCAGAAATACGGTGGACAGCCTTACGACCATTCGTCAATTGAAAGAAGTCGGCTGTGAATGCTATTTTGAAAAGGAAAATATCTGGACTTTCGATGGGAAGGGCGAATTGCTGCTGACAATTATGAGTTCACTTGCTCAGGAAGAAAGCCGCAGTATTTCAGAAAACTGCACATGGGGACAGCGAAAGCGATTTCAGGACGGTAAGGTCACAGTGCCTTTCAGTCGCTTTCTTGGATATGACCGTGGAGAGGACGACAATCTCGTAATCAATGAAAAAGAAGCGGAGATCGTCCGTAAAATTTTCGGATTGTTTTTGCAGGGACGTTCACCTTATGCGATCGCAAAACAATTGACTGCTGAGAAAATCCCCACTGTCAGCGGCAAGTCAGCATGGCATGGAAGCACGATCAAAAGTATTCTGACCAATGAAAAATACAAAGGAGACGCACTGCTGCAAAAGAGTTTTACCGTGGACTTCCTGACCAAAAAGAAAAAGGTGAATACCGGTGAAATACCGCAGTATTACGTGGAAGGCAATCATCCTGCGATCATTGAACCAAGCGTATTTGACACGGTGCAGAAGCAGATGGCGATTCGGCATCCCGGAAAAAACAGAAAAAGCTGTGTAAGCATTTTTTCAAGCAAAATCAGGTGCGGTGAATGCGGAAGCTGGTACGGTTCTAAAGTCTGGCACTCCACATCAAAATATCGGCGTGTAATATGGCAGTGCAATCATAAATTTGATGGTGAGAAAAAGTGTGACACGACGCATCTGGACGAACAGAAAATCAAGAATATTTTCCTCAAAGCAGTCAATATGCTCTGCACTGAAAAAGACAAGATTATTGCGGATTTTCAGGCAGTAAAAGATACAATTTTTGATACCACAAAACTTTCAGCAGAAAAAGAAAAACTGCATGAGGAGTTGAATATGACTGTGGCATTGATGGAAAAATGTATTGCAGAAAACGCCCGTATCGCTCAGAATCAGGACGAGTATAACAAACGTTATGACAGCCTTGCTAATAGGTTTGAAACTGCAAAGATACGGCTTTCTGAGGTGGAAAATGCTATTCTTGAAAAACAAGCACATCGTGAAATGACGGAGCAGTTTCTTGCGGAACTTTCCAAGCATGATGTTGTCACAGAGTTTGATGAGGAGCTTTGGCTTAGTCTGGTGGACTTTGTTACGGTGTACAGTAAAGAGGATATCAGGGTTACTTTTAAGAATGGGATGGAAATATAG